ATTTATTTTATCTTTTTTATTTTTTAAAACAAATTTTATTGATTTCTTATTTTTATATTTTACATATTTTACATCTTCTAATTTTTTAAATAAAGCTTTTCCAGCTTTATTAGCTGCTAATAAAGGTTTATCATTTTTATAATTTCCACCAATATAACCAATTTCTGAACCTATAATTGTATATATATGCATATTTATATTTATATAATAAATATAAAAAAAAATAATTTTTTACTGGTTAAATGATTATTATTTTTTTATAATTCTATTTCCATCTCATATTCTTCATTTTTTATTACCACATGATTTCTTTTGGTATTTTAAGAAGATTTTTATCTAATGTTTTTTTACTTCCGCCTCCTGAACTGCCTGATTTATGATCTGTATTGGGTGGCTGTTGTCCTGGTCCTTCTCCTCGTCTCGTTGGGGTGCTGTTTCTGCTATCTGGTTCTGGTGTTATTGTTCTACTTCTTTTTCTAACTTTATCTTCACTTTGTTCTGAATCTGATTCATTAGGATCATATTCAGGTTTAGATTTAGATTTTTTAGGTAATTTGAAGTATTTATCAATGTAGTATACATTCCATGAACTATGAGGTAAGGGAGGAATCAATGCTACTGGATTTGTACCAGAATAATACCCTTCTTTGTACCATAACCACGTTCCCTTCTCACCAAGTCCATGTTGCCATATTCGGTTTTTATATTTTTTACTGGAATATGGAAATGGTGGAGGTAGTTTTATCTGACTATATCCTTTATTTTCCATTTCTTTTAGTGCATATATTTCATTTTTTTCTATTAGTTTATCTAGACGTTGTTGTTCAGGAGTAAGATTTGTAGAATCTTGGTATGAAGAAGATTTATCTGATGATGTATTACTATCAACACCTCCAACACCTCCAACACCTCCAATATATTTTTTTAATTGATTTTTACTTAAAACACATTCTTTAATTTCATAATTAAATTCTTTTTTATTTTTTTTTTTAAAAACTTCATAACAATAATTTTTTTTATCTTTTTTATTTTTTAATATAAATTTTATTGATTTCTTATTTTTATATTTTACATATTTTACATCTTCTAATTTTTTAAATAAAGTTTTACCTGCTTTATTAGCAGCTAATAAAGGTTTATCATTTTTAAAATTTCCCCCAATATAACTAATTTCTGAACCTATAATTGTATATATATGCATATTTATATTTATATTTATATAATAAATATAAAAAAAAATATATTTTACTGGTTAATGCTAATTATTTTTTACTTATTTTTTGTGTTGGTTTTTTTAAATTATACCATGGTAAATCATCATAAAGACTATTCATTTCTGATTTTTTTTTATTACTTGATTCTTTAATTAATTTAATAGTAGTTAAACGTTTTTTAAAGTTATTGTCCATTTTTTTTATTAAATTATTATCTATTGGAGTTTTAGCATCTAAACCAAGCATTTGTTTTTCTATTTTAATTTTAATTTGAATATTTATTAACAATTTATTTATTCTATCTATATGATTTTTAAAAATTTCAACTTTTTCTTTATGTATTTCATTTTTATATTTTAATATAATATATTCTAAAAATTTTAAAATTTTAGAATTTTTTAATAATTTTTTTAAATTTAAAAATTCCATTTCATATATATAATTTTTATCAAAATATACTTTATTATCTTTAAAATCATCTATATTAATTTCTTCACTAAGAAGAGTAAATACTTTATTATCTGTTATTTTATTATAAATTTTGTTAGGTAAAATTAAAATAATATAACAAAATAAAATTTTTTCTAAATTAATCACAATATAATCAATTATGTATTCATCAATATCTTGTTCAATTAATAATTCATTATAATCTTTTTTAAATTTATTAATTAATTTTATAAGATTTGGAAAATTCATTTCTTCAATTTCATCATTTTTATTATTTAATATAGTTATTTCAATATCATTTATTTGATTTAAAAATATATTAAATTTAAATAATAAATCAAAAAAATTAATATCACTAATATTATTTATTTTTCTATATTTTATTATAATATTAATAATATTTTCAATATCTTCAATTAAATTTATAATATTTTTTTCTTTTATTAATAATTTTTTATTTTTTAATAAAATATTTTGTCTTCTTTTTGTATATAAATTAGAAATACCACATCCTTTAATCATTTAAATATAATATATATTAAATATTATATATAAAAAAATAATTAGTGAATTAATTATTATATTAAAAAAATATAATTTTTATTTATTTTTTAGTTCCTTTCTTTTTCCCACCTTCTATTGAACTATATTTATTTTCATCTGGATCAAATCCTTGATTATTTCCTCCTTTTTTTTTATTTTTACCACCAGAAGATGTAGGATTTACAGGAGTAGGAGCAGGAGCTGGTACAGGGACAGTAGGAGGAGCAGGAGCTGGTACAGGGACAGTAGAAGGAGCGGATATATTGGCAGTGGTTTCTTTATTGGTACCTGTAGACATACCAAAAAATCCTCCTTTTTTCTTTTTCTTTTTACCACCAACTATATTTTCTTGAACACATTCATTACCTCCTTTTTTCTTTTTCTTTTTACCACCAGATATTAGAGAATTTGTATCAGTTGGTTCAGGTTCATCTGATCCTGATTCATCTGATTCAGGTTCAAGTTCAGGTTCAGGTTCATCTGATTCAGGTTCATCTGATTCAGGTTCATCTAATTCTGGTTCAACTTCTTGAGAATTTTCCATACCACCAATAAAATTACCACCTAATAAAATTTTTTTTTCTTTTTTACTTAAATCACAAGCTTTAATAACATAATTAAATTTAACGTAATATTCAGTATTTTTAACTTTAATTAATATAGGTTTTTTTAATTTTTCTTTAATAACTTGATATGCATATGTTTTCCCTGGTCCATGTCTATCTTTCATTCTAATTACAAATTTAATTGATTTTCTTTTTTTATGTTTTGCATATTTAGGATTTTCTAATTTTTTAAATAAAGCTTTACCAGCTTTTTTCGCAGCTAAATAAGGAACATCATTTTTATAATTACCACCGATATAACCAATTCCAGAACCCATAATTGTAAATGTAGGCATATTTATTTATTAACAAATATAATTAAATAATATTTTTTAAACTATTTCTTCTGTTTCTGAATTTTCACTAAAACTATTTTCATTTAAATTATAATCAAAATCAGAATTATATTCAATTTCATGTTCATTAATATTATTATTGTCAAAATTATTTTTTAAAACTAAATATGGTATATTTCCATTTAAATTTCTGATAGAATAATTATATTTAGATGAAATAATATTATTATCTAAATTATCTAAATTATCAAATAATGTATTATCATAATTAATATTAATGTTATTATTATTATTATTATATTGAATTTCATTAATATAACTATCATCTGATGTTGTAGTTATTGAGTCATTATCTATATTACATGAAAAATAATTATATTTATTGATTTCAATAATATCATTCTCAATAAATATAGTATTAAATTTAGTTATAATTTCTTTATCTATAATAATATTAAATTTATGAGAATAATAATCTAAAAGTATTTCAAATTTATTTCTATTTATTTTCCATTTATTTTGTCTACTACAGATAAACCAAAAATTAAAATCTTTATAATCATCCGAAATCATAAAATTTAAAAAATTATTTTCCATTATTTATATAAAAATATATATCTTTATTTTTATATAAATGGCCGATAATTTTCAAATTTTAAGCGAAAAAATAAAAAATACAAATATATTTATTAATAATGAAGATAAATTAGAATTATATAAATATTATAAACAATATACAATTGGTAATTGTAATACTGAAAAACCGTCTATGTATCAAATTACAGAAAATTATAAATGGAATGCATGGAATAACATAAAAAATATGGATAAAAAATCAGCAATGAATAATTATATAAGAATAGCAACTAATATATTAAATAAAAATGTTATATGAAAATGAAAATGGTTATATTAATTTATTAAAAGATTTATGTAAAAGTGATATTAAAAATGAAAGAAATGGTAAAACATATTCAATGTTTGGAAATTTATATAAATTTGATATATCTAATAATAAATTTCCATTATTAACAACTAAATTTATTAGTTTTAAAAATATTTTTTATGAATTAATGTGGTTTATTAAAGGTGAAACTAATTCTAAATTATTAGATAATAATAATGTAAAAATATGGAATCAAAATTCAAGTAAAGAAACTTTAAATAATTTAGGATTTACTAAATATAAAGAAGGTGAATGTGGTCCAATTTATGGTTGGCAATGGAGAAGTTTTAATGCTGATTATCCTTATAAAAATAATAATAAAGGTTTTGATCAATTACAATATGTAATTAATGAAATTAAAAAAGGTTCTCGAAGAGCTGTATTATCTGCATGGAATCCATTACAATTAAATGAAATGGTATTACCACCTTGTCATTTATTATATACTTTTTATACATCTGGAGAAAATAGAGAATTTATTTCTTGTCATATGAATATGAGAAGTAATGATACTTTTTTAGGATTACCTTATAATATTGCATCTACTGCTTTATTTACATATATTATTGCTAAAGTTACTAATAAAATTCCTAAAGAAATTTGTATTTCTGTTACTGATGCTCATTTATATTTTGAACATTTAGATGCAATTAAAGAACAAATTTTAAATCCTATTTTAGATCAACCTTATATTAAAATTAATAAAAATTATCAAGAAAATCAAGATCCTATTAAATGGATCGAAGAATTAAATTTTGAAGATATTGAAATTATTAATTATACTTCTGCTAAAAGTATAAAAGCTAAAATGCTAACTTAATTTATATTTATTATATTTAATAAATCACATGAATAATATATTTTTTTAATTAATTTTGTTTCTTCAATTAATTTTGTACATTTTTTACAAGGTAATGATAATCTTAAATCATTATTTGATACTCTTACTATATACATTTTATATATTTTATTATTTTGATAATTATTTTTTTTTAAATTATTTATTGCTGCCTCTTCTGCATGAATACTAAACTTTCGGGTATAATTATATACATAATAATTATATCCTTTTGCTACTATTTGTTTATTATTTACTATTATACAACCATGTTTTCTAAACATTGTTGATTTATTTGCTTCTTTTATTGCTTCTTCAATAAAATATTTATGTTTTTGTTTAAAATTCATACATTAATATATATAATATATATATTTTAATTTTATATAATTAATTCTTTTAAATCTTTTTCTTCATCCGATAAATCAAAATTTATAAAATTTCTTTTTTTTATTTTTTTCTTTTCTTTAATTTGTATTTTTTCTTCTTTAATTTCTATTATATTTTTATCATCTTTTTTTAATAAACTAATAATATTAATAATAGTATTTTTAGTTTCAATATTAATTTTTTTATGTTTATCTAAATTAAAATTAATTTCAAAATAATTAGATATAAATAAATCATATGATACAATTGTTATTCTTTTTTTTTTAGGTGTATTATAATAATATATTATAAAATTTCTAATTTTTTCAATATTAATATAAATATTTTTTTCATATTTATATTCTTTAATTTTATTTACTATTTTTAATATATTATTATATGTTTCTTTATTTATATTTTTATGTTCTTTATAATATTTATCATTATTATTTAGTAAATAAATAAATATATCAAAAGATACAATTGTTATTCTTCGTTTTGAAGGTAAATTTAAATACTTAATTATAAAATCCCTAAATATTGAAATATTTATTAAATCCATTTTAAATAAATTTATTAATTTTTTTTGATCATTTTTTAAATTATACAACTCATTTATAATTTTTTTTGATTTTTAATTTTTATTTTTTAAGATTTTTCTGAACTATCCACATAAAATAAATAATAAAAATATTGTTAATTTATACCTCTATTTATTTTCGATCATATCGTTCTGATAAAATACTACTTGTGATCATAGCGTGATCATAATTTTATTGATAAATTATATAGTCGTGATCATTTGTTATATTTTATTGAGAAAAATAACATTAAGTGTGATCATAATTTTATTGATAAATATATACATGTGATCATAATTTTATTGATAAATTATATAGTCGTGATCATTTGTTATATTTTATTGAGAAAAATAAGATTAAGTGTGATCATAATTTTATTGATAAATATATACATGTGATCATTTGTTATATTTTATACTATAATGTATGATCGTAAAATAACTTTATTATTCTTATTGGTTCATTATCAACTGAATATATCATATTATTATTAATAGTATCTTTCAATGTTATAAATCTACTATTTAGTTTATCTATATCTGTTTTAGTTATTACACCTAAACCGGTTTTTTTATCAATACCAAAACAACCTTTAATTTTCTTATTATTTTCATCAATATAACTATCTGGATTAAACATAATAACTATTATATTTCGGTTTAAAGCTTCTTGAATACGATGAATACGAGGTATTATACAATCTTGATTATAATATTTATGTTGGTTTTCATCACATTCTATAATCAATGAATGATGGTTTAAATGTATTAAAAAATCTGGCTGATCTCTAAGACATTGACCATCTCCTATTAAATGCTTATTATAAATAATATTTAGATCTTTAAAGTGTTCTTGTAAAAACTTATATACTTCAAGTTCTCTAAACTTGATTCTTTTAGGTGCTTTATCTGGATGTAAAGAATAATAACATCTATTACAATGTTGTTGTATATTTGCTAATTGATCACAAAAAGGGGTAATACATTTTTTATCTATGACATTAATCATACCATCTTTTTTACAATCACTACAATATAAAGCTTTTTTCTCATCTGGTAAATTAAAGTTTGCTCTTTTAAGATTACAAGTAATACATTTTTTACTTATAATATCAATCATACCATCTTTTTTACAATCACTGCAATATAAACCCTTTTTCTCATCTGGTAAATTAAAAACTGGTTGTTTAAGATTACAAATAATACATTTTTTACTTATAACATTAATCATACCATCTTCTTTACAATAAAAACAATATAAACCTTTTTTCTGATCTGGTAAGTTAAAATATGGTCTTTTAAGATCACAAGTAATACATTTAGAAGGCATTATTATAATATCATTCAATATATATTTTTAAATGTTTAAATCATTTGTATAGTATAATTTTAAAATCTATAAATAATTTTCTTAATTTTAATTTTTAATTTTGTATTTTTTTCTGAACTATCCACATAAAATAAATAATAAAAATATTGTTAATTTATACCTCTATTTATTTTCGATCATATCGTTCTGATAAAATACTACTTGTGATCATATCGTGATCATAATTTTATTGATAAATTATATAGTCGTGATCATTTGTTATATTTTATTGAGAAAAATAAGATTAAGTGTGATCATAATTTTATTGATAAATATATACATGTGATCATATTTTTTCTGATAAATTATATAACTATGATCATATATTTTCTGATAAATTAAAAAGATAATTATATTTTAATCGCGAACTGAATATTTTAATTATTTTAATATATCATCTAATAATATAGGTTTTTTATCACCATTTAATATATTAGGCATTGTTCTAATATCTTTATATTTTAATTTAATTTTTTTTTTAATAAATTCAGGAAATGTAAAATCAATATCTTCAATTATAGTATCATATGTTTTTATTAAATCATTTATAAATAATTCATTTACTTTAGTTGGTTCATTTGTTATATAAGTTTCAATATAATGTTCTAATTTTGTAAATTTATTTGTTATTTGTTGAAATTGATTATATTTATCATGTATTTGATATAAAGATTGTAAACTTATAAATATAGCTATTATTGCATTTGATATTATATTAATTATTGTTAAAATATAATGTGATTTTTCAGGAATACTACCACTTGCCGAATTAAATATACATAATATTGATGATATTAAAACTATTGGTAAATGTAAAAATATTTTTAAATTATAATAATAATTTTTTGCATTTTCACATAAAATTCCCATAATAAATGATTTATCTAAATAATCATTTATTAACATTTTTTGATAAATAGTTAAATTTGTATTAAATAAACTATCAACACTTTTTAATTTAATTAAATTATCTTTATTTCTATTTGAAAATTCGATTTCATTATCATTATAATAAGATTCGTTCTCATTATTAATTTCTAATTCTTCATTCGATTTAATACTATTTATTTCTATTAAATCTAAATCAGAATTGATTGTTTTAAACATATATTAAGTTAATAATAAAGAATATTATAATTAATTTATAAAAAAATAAGATTTAATGTTTAATCAAGCAATAAAAACTTATTATATTATAAATAATATTTATTTAGATATACATATTGATGAAAATCATACAAAGAATTTAATTTCAATTAATAAAAATATATATTATTTTTCAAGTGATTATCATGAAGATGAAAATTATTTAGGTATTGAAAATGGTCCTCCAAATATTTCTATAATTTATAATTTTTGTAATTTATTAGATTCAAAAGTAAAACATTTAAATTTAAATAATAGAGATATATATTATTATATATATATTGATGATAAATCTTTATATTTATTAAATGCTGTTTTTTTAATAAGTTCTTATTTAATATTTAAATTAAATAATAATATTCAAAAATTAATTAGAATATTATCTGAATGTGAAATATTAAATGATCATCCAACACAATATAAAGATTGTGTTGGATATTTTGGTGGTTATCAAAGTAATTTAATAGATTGTTTAGAAACTTTATATTTTGTTAAAAATAAAAATTATTTTATTTTAAATAAATTTAATAATAAATTTTATGAATATTGTAATGATTTATATTATAGAGATTTTAATATAATATTATCAAAAATGATTGCAATGAGATCACCAAAAAATAACAATGAATTAAATAATATGATACATATTTTAAAAAAAAATAATATAAAATTATTAATTAGATTAAATAATGATTATACTTATAATGAATCTTTATTATCAAATAATTTAGATGTATCTAATTTATTTTTTGAAGATTCTAAAATTCCATCAATAAATATAATAATAAAATTTATTAAATTAATAGATGAATATAATGAAATGATAGCAATTCATTGTAAAGCAGGATTAGGTAGAACAGGTATTTTAATATGTATTTGGTTAATTTATAAATTAAATTTTAAACCAGAATATGCAATATCATGGTTAAGAATTTATAGACCAGGTTCTATACATGGTTATCAAGGATATTTTATTAAAACATTAACTAAAGATTATTTAATATCTTTAATTAAATAATTAATTTCTATTTTTTTTATAACAATAACGTTGATAAGGTAATACTATTTCATAATTTAAATCTTCAATTTTATTTATATTAAAATTATAATATTCATCTGAATCTGTTTCTACTCTAATTAAATCTAAACTTTTATCTCTTCTTGAATATGTAGAAGAATTACTTTTAGAATATGTTTTTGATGAAGATGTTGTTGATTTAATAGTATCTAATTCTATAGATAAATCTGATAATGTTCTATTTAAATTTTTTTTTGATATATCATCACTTGTTATTTTTTTATTCGATTTACGAAATGATTTTCTTAAATCTTTAATTTTTTTTACTAAAAATGTTAATATTTTATTATCTATAATTATTTTATCATTTGAAAAATTCATATTTAATTTATATTAATAATTAAATATAATCATTTTATATATTGTATAAATTATAACATATCACAAAAGTTTTTATATTGAGAATGAGTTAATTTACTTTTTTTATTATATTTTAAAAATGCAGGATGAACTTTAAAAGGTATAGTTTTACCAGTTATTTTATTAGTATTAAATAAAGTAATAATTTTATCATTTATAATACCACTATGATATTCATAATCTTCAGTATCAATATATATTGGTAGAACTATGGTTAATAATTCAATAGTTTTGCTAAAGGGTTCAATATTAAATCGATCATAATCTTCTATTCTAAAATACAAAGTATAAACAACAGTATTTTCATCTAAACTATATCGTGATAATTCAATATCACGTCGTCTTAATGTATTAACAATAGGTGCAACAATTCTTGGATAAACGGTTTTTAATCTATCAACAATCATTTGTGTATCTTCAACAGTAAAAGGTTTTCGTGTATAAGGATTAACAAAAGGTTTATTATTTTTAATTGCTATTTTCCATTGTGTATAAAGATCTTTAGCATTGAAAGCATTTCTAAATGTTTTACCATTTTCTTGATATTCAATAATTATAACAGTTTTAAGAGTATGTAAATTCATCTTATGCCATTTTTTTTGTGAAAATGGATCAACTTCATTTATATCTTCATAACTTAATATATTATCTAAATATAATTGTTTTTCTTTTTTATTTTCACTTGTGTCACTTGAATGTGTAGATTCAGTAGAACTAAAAGATAATGATAAAGAATCATAAGTTAATCTAAAATTAATATTACCAGTTTCTACACAATAAGTTGATATTGAATATAAATAATTTACTAATGTTATATTAGTATCAGTTTCTTTGTATTTATACAATACTTGTCGTAATAATAAATTTAAATATTTAAGAATAATATATTTTGGTAAATTATTACCAAGATTTTTACGAAGTTCTTTAGTATTTTTACTTAATACTAATAATTCAAAATAATATTGTTGTGGTAATTTTTTAGTAATTAGATCAATATCTAAAACATCAGTATTATGAACTATATCATAAAGTTCTTCATTTGTCATAGAGAAATGATAATTTTTAATAACTTTTTTAATATCTTTGACAACATCAAAATAACATTTAATATATTTATTTTTTTTGTTTTCATTAATATATTTTTCTAATAAATACAGAGCGGTTTTTTCATCTAAATTATCTTGTTCTAAAAATAATTTTTCAATAAACTCTATTCGGTATCCAATTTTGAATGGTATAAATAATAAATTCATTACTTGATCATAAGAATCAATATTAACAGTAAATTCATCCCAAGTATTAATATGTCCTTCAATTATTTTCTTTTCATTATCATCATACGGAAATGTTCTACGACAATATTTAACAATATAGTTTAAACGTTTTTCATCACTAACTGGTAAATTATTCGTAATAGGATTAACGACGCCTTTAATTTCATTTTTTAATAATTTTTCATATGCTGTTAAAAAGATCATACATTGTTTTTTAGATAATTTGTTATTTTTGTCTTTTCTAATTTCTCTATTAGTCATTTTTTTACATATATAAATATAATTAATTTTTTAATATATAAATAATAAATAATAATGAATATAAAAAAATGATTATTATTAATATAAAATATAATAATGAATATATATACAGATGGTGCTTGTTTAAACAATGGTGAACAAAAATCTATAGCAGGAATTGGTATATTTTTTAATGATAATGATGTAAGAAATTTATCAGAAAAATTAGATAATAAATTAAAACAAACAAATAATACTGCAGAATTAACTGCTATTATTAAAGCAATTTATATTATTGAAGATGATTTAAATAAAGGATTATCTTATAATATATATACAGATTCAAATTATTGTATTTTATGTTCTGAAAAATATGAAGAATGGTTAAAAAAAGTGTGTCATATTAAAAATTTAGATTTAGTTGAAGAATTATATTTTTTAAATAAAAAATATATTAATTTAAAAATTAAACATGTTAAAGCACATACAGGTAATACTGATCCTATATCATATGGTAATGAACAAGCTGATAAATTAGCAAGTTTAGCTATTGGTAAAAATATTACAATACAAACTAATATTAAAAATTATATTAATATACCTTTTAATTTAAAAGATAAAGCAAAAGAATTAGGTGCAAAATGGGATAAAGAAAAAAAATCGTGGTATTATTTAAATGATTTATCAGAAGATAATATTAATAATTTAAATGAATTAAAAGATGAAATAGTTGATAAAATATATATTAAAATAAATTATTCTGAAAAAGATAAAGCCAAAATATTAGGTGCAAAATGGGATAAAGAACAAAAATCGTGGTATTATTTAAATAATTTATCACATGATAATATTGAAAAATTAAATAAATTATAAAATTAATTTATATAATAAATAATTTTTTTTATAATTGAGTTTAATTAATAAAAATTGTCTTTATTTCAAAATAGGATTTTGTATAAAAAAAATATGATTAAATTTGTAAAGATAATTATACATGTTTTAATTAAGTTATAAATTAAATAACATATTAAATTTATTTTTAAGTATAATAATTATTATTAGTTCAATACAATTATATACATAATATATTTTTTTACGTAATAATAAATTAAATGTATATATAAAATAAAATGAAATATAAAACATAGTTTGTTTTACCGTATAGTTATTGAACTTAATACAAAATAAATAACATATCATTTTACGAAATAATAAATGTGATATAAAAGCATATTGATATTTATTTATTTTTTGAAATTCATTTGTATAATAAACTAATACCAATGTATTTATAAGTAATAAATAATGAAATAAAATATTATTACCATAATATAATATATGTATTACAAATGTTATAACAGTTAATAAATCATAATAATAATTAATAACATTATTCCAAAATAATAATGAACATATAATTACTAATATAGTATGAATATATAAATATTTATTAATTATTATTGTATTTAATAATGGTTGTAATATCCATATAGTATTTATACCTAATATAAGTTTTTCATTCTCAGAATAATACATTATTTTAATAATAAATGTAAAATAATAAATTTGATTTTTATTTTTATTTTTCTTATTGGATATTATTTGTATCAGTAATATTATTATGTTTTACACTTTAATTTTAAATTAATTATACCATAATAATAATTCTTATATATAGATTTATATTAAATAATAAAATTGATAATATTAGTTATATCAATTATTATAATTTATTATTATAAAAATCGTATTAATTTTAGAAAAGAATTGTAAATATATTATGAATTATGTAGATTTTTTGAGTGAAATTAAAGATTTTATTTCAATTGGTAATATATTATTTTTATGAATTATATAAAAAATGATTTATTTTATAAATTAATTTTTTTTATAATGAGTTTAATTAATGAATATTGTCCTTATTTCAAAATAGGATCTTGTATTAAAAAAAATTGTAAATACAAATATCATATAATTTGTAAAGATAATTATACATGTTTTAATTTTGATTGTGAATATGGACATGGAATTTCTATATTTAAACGTAAAATTTTATCAAAATTATATGAAAAATTATATGATTTTAATTTTAATGAAGAAAATAGTTGTATTTATACATTCAAATGTATTAATCAAAAATGTAAATTAAGTCATCATTTCTTTTTTAAAGAAAGAGAATTTTTGTTTAAATTATTTAATGAAAATAATAATTTAAAATGTAAAGAATTATATGAAAATAATTATAGTTATAATTTAAATAAAAATCCTACAAATAGTAATTTTATAAATATTAATAATAGTATTACAAGTAATAGTTCTACAAGTATTAGTTCAAATGATAATTTATTAAATGATGATGTAGAATCAGTATCATCAAATAATAATATTATAGAATTTAATAATATTGAAACTGAATTAAATTTATTAGTTGATAATGATAATTTAGATAATTTATTATTAAATATTAATAATATTATTACTAATAAAAAATGTATTCAAAATGAAATTTTTAAATTAATTAAAATTAATAGTGAATATGATAAAGAAATTGAAAAAATTCAATTAAAAATTCAAAAATTATATATATTCAAAAATAGTAGAATTTAATGATAAATTTTCCCAAAATTTATAAGTAATATTTTTATTTTTTTTAATATATATTTTTAATAAATATATTGCATTTTCATTTAATGCTAAATTTTCCCAAAAAATTTTATTAATATTTTTATTTTGTTTTATATATATATTTAATAAATCAATAGCATTTTCATTTAATGCTAAATTATCCCAATGTATTTTATTAATATTTTTAATTAATATCTTAATTGCATTTTTATTTTTTGATAATCTTTTCCAATTAATTTTATCATGATAAAACAATTCATTATATTTTTCAATTGATAAATAATTTTCAAATTTTAGTCTATTTTCAATTAATAAAATAGCTTCAATATTAGATGATATTCTTGACCAATTAATATATTTATAATTAGTTTTTAAAAAATTAATATTTTTACAATTTTCTGATATAAGTTTCCAATCTAATTTATATTTTAAATTGATATCATTAACATTATAAAAATCGTCTAAATTAATATGTAATTTATTAATAAAAAAATTAATATTTGGATTTAATAAAAAATTATTAAAATCGATAAAATGAATTTTATTTTTAAATAAATTAATTGCATTTTTATTTTTAGATAAATTACTCCAATTAATTTTATTTTTATGTTTTTCTAATATTTGAATTCCATTTGTATTATTACTAAATTCATTCCAATCAATTTTATCAATATTTTCTTTTATTAAATTAATATAATTAGAATTATTCATTAATAATTTATTATATTTTTTAAAAAATATATCAATATTATATTTTGAAATTAATTTATAAATAATATCAGATATATTTTTATTTTGATTTTTACATAAATTTTCAATATTAATATTATTAATATATTTATTATTTTTAAATAAATCTATACTATTTGTATTTAATGATAAATTATCCCAATTTAATAAATTTAAATTAATAAAATCTCTTAATATATATTTAAATTTAATAAAATTAAATATTAATAAAATTATATTATCATCAAAAATATAATTATTATATAATAGATTTATTATTAAAAAATTAATATTATCAGATGTCATTTAAATTTAATAAATTGATTATATCATTTTTATATAAAAAAAAATGATATATAAATATTAATAAATATAAATGTTTAAATATATTATACATCTTGCTGATATTCATATTAGAACTGGTAATAAAGAATATTCAAGATATAATGAATATTTAACTGTTTTTAAAAATTTAGAAAAATCAATAAAAAAAAAATTAATTGAAATAAATGGAGAAAAATCAACATTAATAATGATAGCGGGTGATATATTTCATAATAAAAATAAAATAGAAAATTATGGATTAAAACTTTTTAATATTTTTATTAGTATATTAAAAAATATTGCACCTGTTATTATTATACCAGGTAATCATGATTATTTACAACAATTTCCGGATGAACCAGGATTATTAGATTCTTCTATATATGATTTAGATAATATTTATTTTTTAAATAAAACAGAAAATATTATTATTAATAATATTGGTATTACCACTATTGCTATAAATGATACACTTAAAGAAGGTGAAACTTTTGGTATTAAAGATATTTTACCCAGTTTTCCAATAAATTTTAATAAAAATATAGAACATATAATAGGAATATTTCATGGAAGTTTTGGTAAAACTTTTTATAATGAAAATAAAGAAGTAGAAGAAGATAATAATAGTTATCCTTTAGATATGTTAAATAATTTAGATATAGCAATTTTAGGTGATATACATTTAAGACAATCATCTAAACATAATAAATGTCATTATGCATATTCAGGTAGTCTTTTACAACAAAATTATGGTGAAACAATAATTGATCATGGATATATATTATGGAATATAGAAACTAAAGAAAATGAATTTATAAATGTTTATAATAATTTTGGATATATTTATATTTCATATATTAATGATAAATGGAATATTAAATATAAAAATAAATATATTGATATTTTAAAAATTATTGATAATAAATATTTTCCAAAAAATATAAAATATCGTATAGAAAAAGAATATATTAATATTAATGATTTATATGAAATATTTAAAAAATATAATATAAATGCAGAATTAGAAAATTCAAATACTTTTTTTGATAATAAAACTTTAAATGATATGATTAAAATACCAGATATTGATTTTAATGATATTCAATATTATATTGAATATATTAAAAAATCAAATTTAGATATAAAAATTATTAATAAAAGTATTGATATTATTAATAATCCTATAACATTATTATTAAATCAAAATGAATTACCAAATAATTTATCAAAAAAAATAAAAGAAAGAAATTTAAAAATACAAATAAAAATAGATGAATTTAAAAAATCTTTAGAAATAAATAATTCAATTAATAAAAAAATATTTGATATTATTGATATTAAATTTGAAAATTGTTTATGTTATGGAAAAAATAATTATATTAATTTTGAGAAATGTTTAAATAATATTGTATTAATAAATGGAAATAATGCAAGTGGTAAATCAGCTTTATATGAAATAATTTGTTATGCAATTTGGGGAAAACCTATACCAAGTAGACATTCTAAAAATTGTTCTTCATCATTTATAAATTCTAATAAAAAAGGTAAATGTTTTACTAATATTAATATTAAAATAAAAAATATTATATATAAAATTTATAGAGAATATTATCAAAAAAATAATAAATTAAATTTAGAAATAAAAAATTCTATTATTACATATAATAATGAAAATATTATTGGAAGTAAAGCTATTGATTATTTTTTAGATAATAATATTGGTACTATTGATGATTTTTTAAAAACATCTATGATTACACAAGATTTAGATAATAATTTTTTAGATATGGAACCAAAAAAATTTAAAGAAACTATTGATGAAAATATGGGTATTATATCTATTAATAAATTTAAAGATTTAATACATGAATCAAGTAACGGTTATAAAGATATTATTGATCATTTAGATACAACTTTATATACTAAAGAAGAAAATAAATTTAATAAAATAGATATTGATGTTATTAATAATATTTCAAATGAAATTATTAAATATGAAAATGAATTAATTTCTATTAATAAACGTAATGAAAATTTATTTATTGATTATAATATTTATCCAAAAAATATATTTCAAGATAATATTGAATCATTAATTGATAATATTATTTTACCAAAATCTACATTAATTGATTTACAAGAAGAATCAATTTTTCTTAAAAATAATTTAAAAAATATTAATATTAAAGATTATTCAACTAAATATTCAAATGATATTTTAAATCAATTTCAAAATTTAATTGAACCTATTAAACCATCTGTTACCAAAGAATATTTAAATAAATTACATAATGAATTTGTTAATTATTCTAAACCACAAGAAATAAATGAAAAATATGATGATATTAATAAAAAAATAATTCAACTTGAAAATAATAAAAATACACTTAATATTGATAAACCAAATAAACCAAATCATAATATTTATAAAGATTATGATACATTAAATGAAATTGAACAGATTATTATTTATAAGTTTAATACTATTGAAAAATGTAAAGAAATTATTGAAAGTTATTCAAATCCTAATAATTTTAATAATAAAGAATTTACTATTAATATAATGGAATTATGTAATTTAGATGATATTAAATCAGAAATTAATAAATATGAAAAAGAAATTATTGAATTAAATTATGAATTAAAAATTATTGAAAATAATATTGAAAATAATAATGAAAAAAATAATAAATTAGAAAAAATTACTAATCCTAAAATTAATTTAGCTACTTTAGAAACTAATTTAAAAAATATCAAAAAATTAAATAAAAATTATACTAAATATAAAAATGAACTAAATTCTAATACTATTATTATTGATAAATTTAATGAATTACAAAATTATTTAATTAAATTTAAAGATTTAGAATATAATATTAATTGTGAATGTTGTATGAAAAGAAATGATGTTAATACTAAAATAGATATTGAAAAATCATTAAAAGAATTAATTTCATTACATAATATTAATAATATAAAAAAAAGAATAATTTTTTTAAATAATTGGTTTGAAAAATATAATGAATTAGATAATGAAGATATTATAAAAAATAAAATTAAAATAATTGAAAAATATAAAAATTATAAAATAAATAAAAATATTTATATTGAAAATATAAAAAAATTAGAAATTGATATTATAAATATTAATAAAAAAAAAAAAGAAATTGAAAATTTAAAATCAAATCATATTGATAAAATTAATTTTATTGAAAATATTATTTCATATGCATATTATTATTATGAACAATATAGTTTATTATTATATAATAAATGGAATATTGAATATGATAATATTAATAAAGATATAAATTTAAATAAAGAATTATTAAATAAAATTTTAATTTGGAATGATTATAAAAAAAATATTTATCCCAAAATTAATGAATATGAAATTATTAAATTAGAACATGAGAATTTTGATTTATTTATTGATCAAAAACAAAAATTAGAAAATATCATAAATTCACATAAATATATAACTAACATTAATAATATTGATTTATATAATAAATATAATTATTATAAAGAAATTATTAAACTTATACCTATACATTATGAAAAAGAAAAAAATAATAATAGAATTTATAACCTTAATAAAGAATTAAATAAATTTAAAAATGAATATAATAATTATATCATTAATAATAATAAATATGAAATTCAAATTAATGAAATTACTAATATTAATTTAATTAAAGATAATCTTAATTATATCAAAAATATTATTAAAAATATTGAAAATATACATAATAAATATATTGATTGGTTGTATAATAACTATATTATACCTAATATTATTAATTTAACAAATAAATTAATAGTTAAAGCTAAACATAAATTATCAAATCCAATTGAATTAAATATAGTTTATGATAATTCATTAATTTATTTAAAAATAAATGAAAATGTTAGTATACAAAAAGCATCTGGATTTCAAAAATTTATTATTTCATTAGCTTTAAAATTAGCTATACCAAAATTACAATCAAAATATTCAAAATGTAATCAATTATTTTTAGATGAAGGTTGGACATCTGCTGATAGTAATAATAGAAATGCGATTCCTATATTTTTAAAAACACTATTAAATGAATTTAATAGTATTATACTTGCTTCACATTTAAATGAAATTAAAGATAATGTTGATATTAAAATTAATATTAATAAAATTGATAATTTTTCACAAATTTATTATCAATAAAAAAAAAATGATATTTTATATAATTATAAATTATATAAATGACAATTACATATATTATAACTAAAAATAATTATTTTGATGAAGAAGCTATTAATCAATATAATATGTTTAATAAAACAAAATATTCATCAGATATGAATTTTATTCCACCTAAAAATTATAATATTTATAAAAAAAATTATATGTTTAATGAATTTGATTTTGATGAATATAAATATGATATTGAAACATATATTTATTATCATTTCTATTTAAATAAATCAAATTCTTATTATGATTTAAATACTATATATTATAAATAAAATTATTTCTTTCATCTATATTTAAACATCCTATATATCTATTTATTCTACTTTTAATATTAATTTTTAAATTTAAATGAAAATTAAAAAAAATATTTTTTTTATATTTTGAAACTAATAAACGATTTATTTTTTTTATATTATTTATACTTGAATTATCTATATAAGCATATTTATCATTATAATATGACATTAAATCATTTTCAATTTTACTATATATATTAAAATCATCTGTATAATCATCATTATATATATATCCTAAATCATTATATTTTTTAAATATAATATTTTTATTTTCTTTATAATTTTTTATATCATTCAATAATTCTTTATTCTGTTTATATATAATTTTACTTAAAACTAATTCTTGTAAATCTTTATCTAAATTATTAAAATTATTTTCCATTTTATTATATTATAAATAAATATATCATTTTTATATGTATTAATTTATACAATTTTTATGATATTAATATTGAAATATAAAAATATATATTTAAAATAAATTGGTATTTATTTTAATATATTTTTATAAAATATATCAATTTCATCTTTTTCAAAAATTCCAGGAATATCAAAATTCATATTATAATTATTTTTAATTATAAAATATCTATTTGCTATTTTCATTATATAAATTAATAATTCTCTATTATCTATTAAATATAATTCATTTTTATTTAATATTGAATATAATAATTCAGTATTATTATATATTTCTAATTGTATATATATATCAATAATTGAATCTATATTATCAAAAAATAAATATCTTTCAATATTAGTATTTCTTGAATAATGAAATCCTTTTGTATTTTTTAAAATAGTTAAATGTTCATTACTAATATTACTATTAGTATCATCAAATAATATACATTTATTAAAAAAATTATTTATATAATTATCTGTTGAATAATTCATTATATATATAACATGATCTACAATTACATTATTTGGATTATATTCTTTTTTATGTGGAATATATAATTTTATTAATGATATATTTTTTTCTTTAATATAATCTTTATATTTAATTACAAATGATAATACAATATAATTTTTAAAATATTTATAATAAATATCTATTGTTTCACTTCTAAAAATATTATTTATACCTTTTTTTAATTTTATACAATATTTATATAATTTATTATCAATAAATTTATCTATATTTGAATAATTACAATTATTAAAAATATTATTTATATCATCAATAAATATATTATTGTATTGAGACCATTCTTTTAATAAATATAATATTATATCATAATATAATAAATTTTCTTCATTTTTTTTTGTAAAATTATTATTTTTATTATATTTTAATAATATTTCTTTAAATTCAATCTGTTTAATTGATTCAAATTTTTCAATATTTTTTAAAAATCTATTTGGTAAATATTCTTTATACTTAATTAATTTTTCGTATTTATCACTCATATAATTTATTGTTTTATATATTAATCATTTTTTATATATAATATAATAAAATGAAATCAAAAGAATTATCCGAATTTAAAGAATTAAAAATTCATAAAGAATTAACTAAAAAAATTAATATAATTAATTCAAAAACATTTTTAAAATTAATAATTAATTTTTTTAAAAAAAAATAATTAAAAATTCATAAAGAATTAACTAAAAAAATTAATTCAAAAACATTTTTAAAATTAATAATTAATTTTTTAAAAAAAAAATTGTTTAATTTAATATAGGTTTTGATTTATTGCCACCGATGGGATTCGAACCCATGCGGAGATACTCCAAAAGATCTTAAGTCTTTCCCCTTAGACCTTACTCGGGCACAGTGGCTTAAAATAATAAATCAAAACCTATAAAAAATAGAAAAATAAAAGAAAATACATAATATTTACATTTATATATACAACTTAAATATAATATATTAATTATCTTTATATACTTTTAATATTAATAATAAAAATATGTTATAATCATTAAACATTATTATATTATAAATAAAAAGTTTTAGTTCTAAACAAATGAATCATAAAAATATAATATTATATAATAGTTATGTTTGGATTGTAATACCAATAAAATACTCAATAATAAATAATTATAATATACATTATTTATTAATTATTAATTTTATTTTAATATCATTACATTACTACTTTTATATTAAAAATAATTATTTACATAATTTATATAGATTATCAACTATATCTATATTTTATCAAATTATATATGAAAATAATAGTTTTGATCTTATTATATATTTATTAATATTGTTATATTTTATAAAAAATAATAATTTATTTGAAAATATTATATTTAAATATTTATCTTTTTGGATTATATGTTTTTATGTTAAACATCTATATTTAAAAATATTTTTTTTATATAATTTATTATATATTATTAATTTATATATTATTATTGAAATAATCAAATTATATGAATCTAAAACATTACATATTAATATTAATTTTTAATTATAATTTAATTGCTTTAATATAATAAATAGTTACTTTTTTTAAATTAGTAACAATAATAGAAAATTGAATGTTAGTAACAAATGTAGTTTTAATAGATAGATTAAATAGTAATAGTGAATATAAAAAATTATTAAGAAATAATATATTTTATTTTTAAATATTAATTTAATTTAAAATGTCAAATAAAAAAAGAAATATATCTGAAATTATTAATAATTGTGAATTAATACCTACAATAAAACAAAAAAATGGAACTTGTTGGTTAAATTCAATTTTAACGTGTTTTTTGTATGGTGATAAATCAAAAATATTATTTGAAAATAGATTATATAATAAATCAATTATAAATAAAAATATTAATAAAAAATTTAGTATTCAAAAAAAATTTATTAAAGATTATAATAATAATAATTTAGTTAAAAATAAAAAAAATTATAATAAATATTTAAAATATAAATATTATTTATCTGAATCAGATTCAAAATTACATAATATTTTTAATATTTTTAAAAAATTATTAAATATTTATAAATTAAATTCTATTAAAAAAGATGAATTTGATATAATTACAGATTTAATGATTAATTTATATTTTTATGATAGTTTTAATTTTCATATATTACCAGAAATGAATAAGTCAAATTTACATAAAATGATTCAATGTGGTAGTAATGTTTATTACCAAATTAAATATATTATTAATTTATTTAATTTATTTTATATTAATATAACAATTCTTGAAAAAACTTCAGAATTAATTAAATATAAAGATGATATTTATTTATATAAATATAAATATTATAAAAATTTTAATTCAAATAATCCAAATATTATAATTATAATTGATAATACAAAAATTGAAAATAATATAATAATAGAAAATATTAAATATAATAGAAAATATTATAAATTAGATAGTTTTAAATTATCACAAATCAGTAATAAAGAAAATATAAGTCTTCATGCAATTTCATGTATCAAATGTAATAAAAATTATTATATTTCTGATTCACAGTGTGATAATTTATTAAATATTGATATTAATAATAAATTAAATTGGTTTATTAATAATTGTAATAATATTACTTATGATGTTCATAATAATTCAAATGAAAGATTATTTAATTTATATAAAGGACATAAAATTTATTTTTATTTAGTAGAAAAAGAAAAATGTAATAATTATTTAAATGTTAAAACAAAAAATAATAAAGTATTTTTAGTTCCAAACATAATTTTAAATGATTCATCATCAAATGAATCATTTTCATATGAAACAATCTCATCTAATTTTAAAACAAATAGTAGTTAATATTATTATATGAATTGATTTTATTATTTTTTACATATGTAATACTAATGGATTTTCAATTAAAAGATCATTTATTAATTTTTTCAAATTATTATTTGGAATTAATACTTTTTTGTCTAATATTTCACGAGTTAAAGGACTTGGACTATTAATATTGTCTTGTTTTTTAAATAAATCTTCAAGACTACTTCTTTCATAAGTATTACCATCACTTGCTATTACTGGATCTTTCATTAGAAATAACGTAATAGGACATTTATATTCAATAGGTATATCTACTTTTTGTTTCTTAATTTCTTCTTGATCTTCTTGAAAATCAATTTTGTATCTTTTCATATTAATTTGTTTTCCTTTTTTCCAAATAGTTTTAAAAATTTCATTATTTTCATTTGTTATTACTATATTACCATCTTTCAAATCATCTATCCAATTACCTTCATATTTATTTTTAGTTTTATAACAAATATATATACCAAATCCTTCTTTTTTATAATTTTTTATATTACCTTCATATATATCTCCATTTTTATAACTTATCTTACAATAACCAATTAATATATCATTTACAAAAATACCATCATATATAATTAATGGTTTATTTGATTTACTATTATATTTTTTTAATATTCCTTTACCATTCTTTTTATCATCTTTAAAATCTCCTTCATAACAATTATTATGATAATATAATTTACCTTTACCTTCTTTTTTATTATTTACAAAATATCCTAAAAAATAATCACCAAATGTATAATTTATTAATCCTTTTCCATTATACTTATCATTATCCCATTCTCCACTATATATAGTTGTTACTAAACTAAAATTTGGATCATACAAATCACCTTTTCCAGATTTTTTATCTTCTTTAAAATTACCTTCATATAATAAATTACCTTTTATATCATATAATTTTCCATTACCATCTCTTAAATTATTTTTAAAATTACCTTCATATCTTATTTTTTTATTATTATAATATATTTTACCAAATCCATTATATTTATTATTTATAAAATTACCTTTAAAATACAAATAATCATTTATATATATTTTACCATTATTTTCTAATAATGCACCCTTAAAAATTCCTATATATTTTATAATTATTTTTTTATTTGTTTGAGTGCAATATTTTATACCATCACCATCCTGTATACCATTTTTCCAATAACCACAATATTTAAAATCTTTAAATATACCAATACCATACCCATGTGGTTTTTTATTTTCATTTAATTCACCAGAATAAGTATAATAACTTTTATCATTATTTGTTGATATAGTTTCTAAAATTAGGGTATCAATATTAATATCATTTATATTAATAATATCTCTTAATGACATTTTTGTTATTATATTATTTAAAAAATCATTTTTTAATATACTATAAATTAATTTTTATTTCCATATTTTTAATAAAATATAAAATTATATATATATTATATAGATAATATAATTATAATAAATTACTTCTAATATTTTCTAATTCATTTTGCGAAATAGTAATACCTGTATTAATATCAGTTGGTCTTAAATCATGACAATTATTATACATTAAAAATAATATTTTTCTCATTTCAATATATAATTCATCTAATGAATTGTAAATTGTATTATTTATAAGAATTGAATAATAACATAATAAAGCAATCTTTTTAATATTGGGTCCTGATCTAAAATTACAAATAACTTTTATAGAATAAGGTCTTTTTGATACTAATACATAATTATATATATTATTTTCACGTATTTCTTTATAATATAAATATAAATTATCTTTTACCATTACATTTAGTTCTATTAATGTATTTGGTTTTAATTCAATAACTTTATCATCAATTTTTATTGTTATTATATTATTTTTAGATGTTATATTAATATTATTTTCAAATTGTTTTATAACATTTATAGCATATCGTTTTAATGGTATATTTATATTAAAATGTTGAATTAAATGAATTAAATGAAATTTTTTTAATAAACCTAAAGAACTACGATATTTTCCATATTTTTTACGAATATATAAATTCAATTCATCTCTTTTTTTTAAATTATTTAATATATATTTTTTTAAGATTTCATTTGTATATCCATTAAGATCTATTGCTAATTTTAAATCTTTAATTATTAATTCTATTGCTAAATCCGGCAATGGAAAAAAACAAATTAAATAATTTTTAATTTCAATTGATTTATATAAATGCTCCATTTGTATTTATTATAAAATTTTTATCATTTTTATTATATATATAAATAATGTCTTCTAAAGTTAATTAGAATAAAATTAAATAACTATTACAGAACATCCTTCATCTCCTAATTTTATATAGTTTAAAGAACAATAGGTAATATCTTCATCCAAATTAAGTAAATAAGCGATTAAAAATGCAGTTTTATGTGTTTAAAATGGTCCAAAAACAATTGTATTTGGTTTAGGTGACATTAATAATTATATTAATGTTGTCATCATTTTTAAGACAAAATATAAAAAAAAATATATATTGTATGTTATACATAATTATACTGGTATTATTTTTATATTGATTGGTTTTTTTGTTTTATAATTAACAATTTTATTACTACTATATACAAACTTTTTTTTATAATTTTCCATAAATTCTTCATCGGTGAATAACACATATTCATCCCAGTATTCTTCACTATCAGAGTTTTCTAGTTTTTTCATATATTCTTTTGTATTCTTGTAATGATAATTCTTTAGCTGTTTGATGACTGTATTCATTTCTTTCTTAAGCATTTGTTGATTAGTAAGGGTAATCATTTGTATGATAAATACTTTTCTTATTTATCTTCATTATTTTAATAAAACTGTAAAATTCTTACATTTTAATATGAAAATGATAAAAATAAATTTAATTCAATTATATATGATATAGTTTTTAAACCAATAACCTTAAAATATTATATAGTTTTACCATTTGATTTATATTGATTTAAACTTATAACATTAGGTTTTTTATTAAATTTTATTAAATTTAATAAATCTTTATTTTCAATATCATAAGTAATAATATTTTTAGAAATTATTGTATTAACATTTTTAAATTCAATTTTTGATTTTGGTATAGAAATTTTTTTTTTAGAACTCATATTATTTTAATTAATATATGTTATTATTTATTTCTATTGCATAATGTTTAAACATATCTATAAATTCTTGTTTAGTTCGTTCAATTTGTGTTTCTTTATCATATAACCAATTTTCTGATATTTTATATCTATTAAAATGTATCTGTAATTTTATATATTTTTTATATGGTCCATCTATTATATAATAAGGTGGTAAATAATTATGTAATAGTCTTCCATCTCGAAATAATTTAAATATTCTACATAACATTACATCTGTTGTTAAATCTGTTGATGCTGTTGCAAAATCATTATCTGATTCTACATCAGCAGGTATTGTACATAAATCATAAATTTTATATATTTCGTCTCCAAATTTTCTATATATACTAATATTATACCAATTTAAATAACGCTTCCAGACTGGTCCTCCAGTAGTCTGACTTCGTAATGGTTTATAATCAATAAATAATCCAGTATCATTTATTGGTTTTAAAAATATAGGTCTTTCAATATCAGGATTTATTATTATTTTCATAATATCCATAATTTGATTAATATGTTCTTCACTATATTTAATTCTTGTTATAGGATTAATAAAAGGATCTCCATTATTTACACTACTTACAAGCAAATTATATAATTTTGGTGCATATACACATTCAGTTCTATTAGGATTTGTAAATTTCAATGTAACCATTAATTGTAATTTAGCAAGAGGATAATTATCATTGTCAAATTCTTCATTAGATAATATATCTGTTGGTTCGCTACATTTGTTTTCGTTTCCAGTATAATCATATAATAAATTATCATTTATTTTTTTTCTATTCATAGATAACAATGGGTGTTTTTTAATTATTTTTTTTACATTTTCTGTGGGAGATCTTTGTGTTTCTTGTTTTATTAATTCTAAATAACTCATATCTTTAATTTTATTATAATCATCTATTACTGATTTTACTTTTTTATATTCAGAATTAAATTCTGTTACTAATGAATCCTTTATATGTTTAGGTTCTATATTTCCATATATATATATTTGTCCGTTTTCTAATTTAATTGTAGGTCTTTTAGGAGGTGTGGGATATTTAGCTGTAGGTGTTGTATCTTTAATACTTTCATATTGTGATAAACTTTTTTCGTATTCTTGTTTTGATTTTTTGTGCATATCCTCCATAATACCCTTGAACCTTTGAAAACGTTTATATTGTTTATCATTTAAAAATTTATTATTTGGAACTGGTTTAAAACTTGTTAAATCAATTAAATTACTAAATTTAGGGCTTTTTATTTTTTTAAATTTTTCTTCATATTTTTTAAAAAATTCATCAAGTGGATCTTCAAGTATATCAAATTTTTTATTCTCATAGTTATCTACTATACCACTATTTGGATCTAATAAATTATAATAGTCATTATAAGTTTTTTTATATTTATCATATATATTTATAGCACTCTTAAATTCTGGTATATCAGCAACAGATCTTAAATATGCTGGTACTCTATCTACAATTTCTCTTAAATAATCTATAATTATTTTTCCATTACTAAACTTATATTTTTCCATAAATTCACTGATTTTTTTAGCCTTTTCAGGATAACCGGTTGGACTCCATTTTCGTTTAGTTATATCAATCATTTTTAAATTTTTGAAATGTAGTACATGATCGGTTTGACTCATAGCACCCATTATAAGATTTTCTATCATACTTTTCTCAAGATAATAAAAATACTCAGTAACTAAAATATAATTGTTTTTGAAATCGGTTGGTTCAACACTAAATCTATTTTTAATTAACTCTAATTCAGTATCTAAAACACTATTTTTTTGTTCTACATTATCTAAACCTTCTTGAAGTAATCCACATAAATCAAAATGCATAAGTTCCTCATCTGTCGCAATGTTTCTATCAAATTTTGGCGATTGTGTTTTTGATATATAAATATGAAATAATAAATCTAATTTTCCAAATAATCTATGATTTTTTGGAAAATTGTTATAATACCATATGTTGTTCTGTAAAGTATACGATGATCTGTCTTTTAATTTTTTAATTATTTTATAAGCTCTTTCATATATATTTTCGTAAGTAGAACTCATTGGACACATTTTATTTCCAGTTATAGGATGTGTTTCTGGATCACTAATCCATCTTTTAACATCATCTTCTGTTTTAAATGTTTTTTCAGGACTTCTTGCATTTGTAGCTACCCCTATGTTTTGTTGAGAACTTATATTTGATAAATCAATACTAATATTACCTTTTACAACACTTGGAGGAATACCCTTAAAATTATATCCATCAAATTTATCTAAATTAAGTGAAATCCATTTTAATATAAGATTATAAATACCATCTTCAGATACAGTACTTAAACTTATATAATAAGAATCATTAAATAAATTAGAAACTGTACCATAGTTATGGATTGATGCTAAATCCCCTGTTTTTATATTATGCAACCATTTTTTAATTTTAGTAAGTGTTTTATCCTTTCTAAAAATTTCATTTAATTTTTCAAATATCTCTTTTTGTTTTTTAGACATTTATATCTTTTACTATAAATTAATAATATATATTATTGTAATTAATAAATTTTTTAAACACCATATAATTTCAAATTATTTTTCTTTTATTCTTTCCACAATTATATAATTACTTTGATCCTTTCTTTAGGATCTTACACCTATAAATAATTATTTTGTTAGTTTTTGTTTTCTAGACGTAAGTGTTATGTTTCATAACATTTTTAATAACTTTGTTTCTTATGACAATATATATTTTACTAAAGTTATAAAATATTCAAGAATAAACCATGTTATAAATATTTGTATTAAGATCAAGAAAATTAATGCTTCATATTCTATTTTTTGTAAAAGACAAAATAATATCAGGTATTAAATTAATAGTTTAAATAGAATTGTAAATGAAACCAATAATTTTGTATATTTTTTATTACGCTAAAAATAATATAAAGAAATATTTATACATATAAATGACGTCTTGCAAAGTTAATTGGGATAAAGTTAAAGAACTGGGAATCGAGATTACTCCAAGAGCTCCAAATCTTAAAAAAACAAATATAAAAAAACCTACATATAAAAGAAACCAACTACCAATACAAGTGGTGTGATGGACAATTACTTAAATACAATATAAAAACAGGTACCTATACTATTGGATAACAACTACTGAACATCCTTCATCTTCTGTTGGATATTCGAATCTTTTATTTAATATATTAAAAACTATAGCAGGTACAGGTTTATCTCTTTTATTGTTTTGTAATAAAGCCTGTTCTTTAGATACATTTATATATACACATCTTACCGGTATATTATGTTGGTTTGCTATATCTATAAATTTCTTACGTTTATCTTTAGTTGGATTAGTTGCATCTATAACAATTGAACTTTTACCTATATTTTTATTTATTTCTTTAATAATCTTCACCTCGGTTTTTAATTCATCACCACTCAATATTGTATAATTACTAAAATTATTCTTTACAAATGTTGATTTACCACTACCCGGAAATCCAATCATTATTACCATTTTGTTATGTAATACTTGTTGCACATTATTTTCTTTTATTTCAATTGGAAATATTATTCTATTCCTTATAAACAAAATGCAATAGAAACATTGTTTAGTCAATTTAAGCATCATTTAATTCAAAAACAGGGAAAAGGTGTAACTTTTAGGCATTTGAAGAATACCATAAAAACTGTAATAGCATCAATTGATTCTAAAAGCTATACTAATATTATGAAATATGCTTATAAAAATAAAGATAATCGTAAAACAATAAGAAAAGTATCTACTAGAAGAAGAAAATCAAAACAATATATATCTTAGAAATAAAAATGCTCTTCTAAGAAAGTTAAAATATTTTTTTCTTTCAATATATCATCTAATTGTTTCTTTGGTAAATTTATAAATTTATTTGTTTTTCCATTTGATGTGTTATGTTCTTGTGAGAATAATGTTTTATGATACTCTGCGTCCCTATGATCATCCTTTTTAACTATTTCTTTAGAATTAAGCATACTTTCAAGTTGTATCATTATATCTATAATTTCATTATTATCTAGATTTATATTTAGAATGGCACATACTTTTTTAATGTTATACACGTTATAGTTTTCGTATCTAAATATAAAGTCAGCTATTGACACAAATTTATTAAACATATCTATATTTATATTACAATTATTTATATAGAATTTTGTTGAAGTGTTTCTACCCCTTATTCCAGCCGATATTGCAGAATCTAAAATATTTCGAATAGGTAATAAAATTATATCATAATTTTGTAAATAATTTTTATCATCACACCACTTAGTATCATGTATTTTACACAAAATAATATCATATTCGTTACCTATTTTATTTATTTTTTCGGGGGGTATTTTAAATCTTGAATAAACTTTTTTACCATTTTTTTCATATATCATCCGTACCAAGTTAAAGAGTCGTGTTGAACCAGTTTGATACGTTCCTACTATACAAATCTTTTTTAATATCATTATAATTATTAATGAGAAAATAATAAAAAGACGAAAATTTAAATCTTCAACTGGTTAGGGTAAAAAAACCTACATATAAAAGAAATGAAACCAACTACATATACAAGTGGTGTGATGAACAATTACTTAAATATAATATAAAAACAGGAACATATAGTTAAATAACTATTACAGAACATCCTTCATCTTCTGTTGGATATTCAAATTTTTTATTATATATATTAAAAACTATAGCTGGAACAGGTTTATCTCTTTTATTATTTTGTAATAATGCTTGTTCTTTAGATACATTCATATATATACATCTTACAGGTATATTATAATTATTTGCAATATCTATAAACTTTTTACGTTTTTCTTTACTTGGATTTGTAGCATCTATTATTATAGAAGTATTTTCTATATTTTTATTTATTTCTTTTATAATTTTTGTTTCAGTTTTTAATTCATCACCACTTAATATCTTATAATTACTAAAATTATTTTTTACAAATGTTGATTTACCACTACCAGGAAAACCTATCATTATTATCATTTCATTATGTAATACTTTTAAATTTGATATATCATTTTCTTTAATAATACTTGGAAATATTGTTTCTGGTTCTATTACTTTTATACCTATATTATTACCAAATAATATATCTACATTAGACCAATCACCATTACGTCCCAAAGCATCTCCACAATAAAAAGATTTATTTTCTTTCCATTTATTTTTTACATTTTCTATAAATAATTTTGGATTTGGTTTATAATATTCTTTATCAAATGCTATATTAACCATTATAGGTATATCCAATAATGATAATACATTTGTTATTTGTTCTTTTTTCCATTTTTTACTTTGATTAGTAAATATTATAATAGCATATTTATCATTATATAATTTTTTTAATATTTCTGGAACATTATCACGTAACCATATCCAATCATCAATATCTTTTGGAACTATATTATTTTTACCTTTTGGTTTTATGATTGTTCTATCATAATCAAAACATGCTAAGTTTTGTCTAAATCTAAATTTACCAATTGTAAAAGATTCCATTTATATTTTAATTATAAAATAAATCATTTTTTAATTAATAATATAAAAATGATTTGAATATATATAATATAATATATGTTATATTTTGATTTATTAACAGATGATATTTTAATTCAAATTTTAGAAATTAATATTGAAAATATTGAAAATGAAATTACTAAAATAAATTATTTTTTAGAAGATGTTGAACAATATTGGTATTATTCAAGTTGTGAAGAAAATTATGATTATGATTCAGAATTAGATCATATATATGGTATGTAAAAAATGATTAAACATTATTAATATAATAATGTTTAATTATGAATTTGAAAAATATTTATGTAATAAAGAAAATATTAAAGAAACTTTAAATAATTATGGAATTGCTATTTGTCCAATTTTAAATGAAAATGAATGTAATATTATGATAAATGATAAATGGAATTTATTAGAATATTTAACAAGTGATTTTGAAATACCTATTAATAGAAATGATAAAAATACTTATAAACAAATTTTAGAATTATATCCGAATCATAAAATGTTACTTCAACATTGGAAAGTTGGTCATTCTGAATTAGTTTGGAAAGTTAGACAAAATTTAAAAGTTAAAGAAATTTTTGAAAAAATTTGGAATACAAATGATTTAATTGTTAGTTTTGATGGTATTAGTATTTATATATTAGATAAACCAACAAGAATACAAAAATCTTGGTTTCATGTTGATCAAAGTTATACAAGAAATAATTTTGAATGTGTTCAAAGTTGGATTAATGCTTATGATACAAATGAAGGAGATGCTACATTAGTTATATTAGAAAATAGTCATAATTTTCATAAAAAATTTCAAGAATTTTTTAATATTATTGATAAAAAAGATTGGTTTAAACTTAATCAAGAACATTATAATTTTTATATTAATAATAATTGTTTAGAAAAAATTATTAAATGTCCAAAAGGTTATGGTGTATTTTGGGATAGTAGAACAGTTCATTATGGAAAACCTATTGATAAAACTTCACCAAATAATTTTAATTTTAGATGTGTAGTTTATATATGTATGATTCCAAGAATTTTTTCTAATCAAAAACAATTAGATAAACGTAAATTAATATTTAATCAACTTAGAATGACTTCACATTGGCCAAATAAAGCTAAATTATTTCCAGTTTTTCCACAAACTTATGGAAAACCTATTAAAAAAATAAAAGATATTAATATTGAACAAGTTAATAAATATATTAATGAAAATGGTTTAAAATTAATTTAAAATATAATAATTCAAATTTACTTTTTTATTATGTTAATTCATAACCATGTATTTTTTCAATAAAATGTAAATATAAATAATATAAAGCAAAATTTAAAATATATAAACATTCAAAATAAAAAATGTTTTGATAGAAATCTATTATTAGAAATAAAAGTAATATAATTTCTAATAATAAAGAAATTAATAAAATGATATTACATTTTGTTAAAAATAAGTTTCTAAACATAAATAATAAAATTAATATAAATATTAAAAATGCAAATAATTCATGCAATATAGTATTTTCATTGCAATAAATAAGTAAAAATAGAAAAATTATTAATGTAAATATTAATATTTTAGAATAAATAATAATAATAAATCTTTATCCATTTTTATATATTATATTATTATTTTTTATAATTTTTTTTATTAAAATGTACTATTATACTTTCGTGATCATATTTATAAATTTATGAAAGTTTAACAGAATAATTATGATCATAATTATATTGATAAATTATACTTTCGTGATCATATTTATAAATTTATGAAAATTTAACAGAATAATTATGATCATAATTATATTGATAAATTATACTTTCGTGATCATATTTATAAATTTATGTAGGTTTAACAGAATAATTATGATCATAATTATATTGATAAATTATACTTTTGTAATCATATTTATAAATTTATGAAAGTTTAACAGAATAATTATGATCATAATTATATTGATAAATTATACTTTCGTGATCATATTTATAAATTTATGAAAGTTTAACAGAATAATTATGATCATAATTATATTGATAAATTATACTTTCGTGATCATATTTATAAATTTATGAAAGTTTAACAGAATAATTATGATCATATTAAATGTTATATTTATCAGAAAATAATAATAAATGATCGATGCAAAATTTTATCAATAATTAATATTAAAAAAGTCTGAATAAAGTTCATAAAAAAAGTAAAAAATAAAAATTAAAAATCAAAAATAAATTAGGAATTAGAAAATATGGTTTAATATAAATTAAAAATATAAAAAAAAATATAAATAATATAAATGTATATATAATAATATACATAAATAACGATAATTCAATATCTTCAGTATTAATACAAAAAAATAAAGTAATATATATATTCATTTAAATAGAATTAAATATTTTTTATTTGAATAAAAAATGTCTTTGTTTTATTAAAATAGCAATAATAAAACAAATAATACCAAATGAAATATGTATCCAATGTGATGGACATTTATTTATTCCAAATAATTTAACAAAATTACAATGATCATTATGTTTGAATAATGACCAAAATATAGCATTAATAATTAAAATAATAACAATAATATTATATAATAATTCCATATTTTTATAATATAAATATTTTTATTTTTATTTTTATTTTAAGATAAATTTAAAATTTTCAATAATATAAATTTCATCATTAATATAAAATTTTTTTTCTATATCATAATCAATTAATATATCATGAATATATGTATTATTTGTTAAAAAAACTGACCAAAAAATAAAATTTATAATAATAAAAATATTATGAATAATTTATTTTAACATAACTTTTAATTTAACATCACCTCCAATATTTATTTCATCATTTATATATAATTGTTTTTGTATATTTTTATTAATAGATACACCATTTATATATGTTTTATTGGTACTACATAAATCTTTAATAAAAATATTTATTGAATTAATATATTTAAATTCTGCATGATTTTTTGATACATGTTTACAATATAATATAGATATATCACATGATCTTGATCTTCCAATATTTATTTTTTTATTTTTTTTAATTTTATAATTTTTTTTATAATATTTATAAAATATATGATCTTTTGAAATAGGTGTTATACATTTTAAATAAATTATACTATTACATAATAATTTAAAATTTTTATAATTACCATCTCTATAAAAATATTTATTACACATTTTTTTCCAAATAATTAAATCATTTATTATTATTTTATAATTATTCTTTGAAATAATCAAAAAATTCAATAATTCTTTAATATTTAAATTAATATTTATATTAGTAATTAATTCATTTGGTAAATTATTCATTTAATTTTTAATTTTAAATTTATATCATTTTTTATTATTTAATATAAATCAAATCTATTATTTTTGTTATAACTAAGTCGTTAAATAAATCTGTTTGTTTTAAATCAGATTTATTCTATTAATTTAATATATAGAAAAAATCTTATTAAATAAGTTTTTTTAAACTATTATTAAATATCTTAGTTCTTTCTTCTAATTCTTGTATAGAATCTCTAGTACTAAAAGTAAAGGATGGTAATGCTAATAATTTACAATCGCTTGTTCTTATACTACAAAAGTCATTTTTCCAGTAAGGATAACTGTTAACTTTTAATAAAGAACCATTCGCTATCCCTTCTTGAATTAATAAAACAGTTTTATCAGATGTGTTTTCAAATAAGATATCATCTCTTGAAATTATTGGACCTTCATGTAAAACTACAGGAGAAGCAGACAAATTGATGATAACATATTCTGTTAAATCAAAATCGATTGATCCAATATTTATTTGCGCTTCAAGTTTATAAGTGTTATAACTCATAGTATCATTTAGAACATTCTCTTTATATTTTGCTTTTAAGAAATTTGTTTTTGTTTCTAATGTTGGTTGTTTTGTAAAAAACTTAATTTTTTTAAATACTTCATTTTGTTGCTCTTGTGTTAAGGGAACTTTACCAATTATTAAATTTAATGGTTTTTTGCCTTTATTATTACAATCTAATATATAATTATAATATGGTATTGTATCATAACAATGTGTTATTGTTTTTCCATTTGGTAATACTGTTTTAATTTTTGACAAATATTTAATTTTCTTAAAATGTAACTCTCCAAAAGTTTGTTGTGTTATTGGATCATTATCATTTAAGTCACAACCAACATATTTTTGTCTTGGAGATTTACTGGAAGGACTTAATGATTTAGCAAATTCTTTAAATTTATGTGCTTCAAGTGCAAGTTGTAATTTTAGATCTGATTTAGAAAGTGGTTCTTTACTACCTCCGCCTCGTACCATTTGCAAGTATGCTTTTTTTGGCTCTCCACCCGAACTACTGTACCCACTGCTAGTACTTCTGCTACTTCTACTGCGTATGTCACTATGTGGACTTTCACTATAATGACTACTGATGCTATCGCTTCTTGCTCTCAGCCACTCTCTCTGTTGTTCTCCTTCTATTTCTTGTCTTGCTCTCTCTTGTTCTCTTTCTCTTGCTCTCTCTGTTTCAAATCTCTGTCTTTCTATTTCTTGTCTTGCTATCTCTCTCTCTCTCTCTCTTTCTATCTCTCTTTGTCTCTTTGCTTCACGAAATCTTTCTATTCTTTGCGTTTCTTTGTCTATTTCGTTTTGTTTGTATGTTCTACTATATGGTTCTTTTTCAAAATTTGATAATAGTTCTTTTTGTTTTTTTGATTTAAATTTAGTTAGTGATTTTGCTGAAACTTTTAAAGGCAAATAACTTAATCTTAAAGAATTTTTATCATTTATTACACTTTTTGCTCTTGATAATTTTACTGAAAAATAAGGTGATAGTTTTTTACCTAAATGTTTATCATTATATTCTTTTAGTTTTTTATCATAACTTTTTAATTCCTTTTTAAATTGTTTTTCTTTTTCTAAATTTTCTTTTATTTTTTTTTCTTTTTGTGAATTTTTTCCTTTAATATCTGATGTCATTTTATATCTTTGTAAATCTTGACTAATAATTGGCGCCCTAGGCATTTTAGGTGGTTCCCGTAAATTATTATAAGGATCTATAACAGGTTCATATAATAGATTGTTATGTTCTTGTGATTCTTTATGAGCAGTCTCAATATCAAAAATTGAAGATACAAAAAACATTTTGAAATTTTTTATTTCAGAGTCGCTTATTTCTCTGTTAATTTTATAATTAACCTGTTTATCTTGTGAATAAGATCCTGCACTCCAATTGTCATATATAAATTTTTGTTCCTTAAGTATTACATTTTTAACTTTGATCCATAATATTTTTAAAAATGTTTTAATGTTTATTTTTTCACTATTATCACTATTATACATAGATCCTAATATTAAATTTAATATGGTTTTTAGTCTATTTTTATTATATTTTATACTATAGTCTATAACTTCTATTTTCTTTTCAATACCTAATTCTAACCTTGGTATTTTATAACCATACAAAAAATAATCATTATATATTTTTGCATCCAATCTTTGTATTGATATTAAGTAATGACTAATTTCGTATACATATTGAATAAATAATTTTAAAAGAGGAGGAACCTCATACAACCATTTATCAGTTGTACCAGTTATATTTTTAAGTTGAAAGTTTATACCTTTATTTTTTTTATTTGTAAATTTTAACATACTATCAATAACTTCATGGCAATTCATATCAACAGCTTTAACTAATTTTATTTGATTTTCAATAGTTTCATATAAAAATTCTTGATTATGTATATATTTTGTTATTTCATTAAAATGTTGTTTATTTTTAATAAAATAAAAATGCATAAATAAATGATCATAAACAGTATAACCTTTTTTATCTAATATCTGTTCTTTACCATATAAAAGTTTTTTTTGTTTTACTAAAAAATCTATCCATTTATTTTCTTCAAGATCATTATATTGTTGTTTTAAATTTTTAAGATAATCAATATCTTTAAAAACATAAATATGATCGGTTGGAAGTTGTTTTCTAATATTTTCAAAAATTTCTGGATTTATAATATCAGTTGGTGTTAAACCACTTGTTAAATTGTTAATAAATTTTTCATATAATTGAACATATTTGCTTTTTAGAACTATTGAAGTTTTAACTTCGGTGTTATTATAAGGATCAACTGTAGATTTTTTTTTCCATTTTTTTATTGCTTCTTCAATATTTAAATTTTGAAAAGTAGCAGTTCGTGGAGAACTAGCCGAATGCGAGGAACTGGATTGCATTATTATAGCTTTTGATATTTTAGTAAAAGTATATTATCAAATAATTTAACTTCTTAAATATCTATAAATCTATCTTTATTATTTAAAAAGATAAGTTTAAAAAAAATAAGTTATTAAGTTTTCAATATCTTGAAACTTTTTTTGAGCTTTAAAATAATTTCCTGTCTTTTTTTTGATTTTGAATTAGTTTTTGTTTCTGTATTAAGTGACCTTTACCAATTGTTAAATGTAGTGGTTTTTCATCTTTACTGTTATAATATAATATATAATTATAACGATATTGTATTGTTAGTTTAAATAAATTTATCAATAATATATTTAATATTATTTTCAATTTTAATTATATTATGTGTTAATAAATTATATTTAACTATTAAACATAATCCATTATATGAATTAATATTTTTATTAATATTTTTTAATAAAAAATTAATATAATTATTAGATATATTATTATTATAATTAATATCAACATATATTAAATAATATTCATTATCAATATAATCAATTAAATTATAATAACCTATACAATCAGATTTTAATATTTCATTTATTTTAGAATTATTAAATATTTTTATTGTATTTATTGATTTAATATTACTATCAATAAATATTCCATTCATTTTAAATAAATATGATTACTTTTTTATAAAAAAATCATTTTTATTTATTTCTATTAAATTATTAAATTCTTTTAATAATGTTATTTTTATTGGAGAACGAGTATATTTAATATTAAAAAATTCTTTTTTTAAAAAATTATGAAATTGAATTATAAAATTATAATATTTATTATTATTATTATTATTATAATTAAAATCTTTTAAAATATATATTAATTTAAATGTATTTACAATATATATATTTTTATATATTTTCCATTTAATAAATAAATCTTTTAAATCAAAAAATAACATTAATATTTAAAAAATTATAATATCATTTTTATTTATTAAACATTTTATATCTTAATTTAACCTAAATTACTATTTTTATATAAAAAATAAACTTTATTTAAAATTAATGATTGATATTAATTTTAAAATAAATTTTACAAAAAATCATATAAAATTTAAAAAAAATATAAAAAATTATAAAAATAATTATTATAATTCAAATACATGTGAAATTAATATATTAAAAAAATATTTAATTTTTTTATATAAAAATAATGATCATTTAATAATTGAATAATAATTAAAAATATAAAATAAAAAGTTATAAAAAATGATTTTATGTTTATTTTAAGATACAAATAAAAATATGACAGAATTAAAAAATAAAAAAGAACCAAAACTAAATCAAAAAAGTTTAATGATAGAATTAAAAAAAAAAGCAAATTCAGATA